TGATATAATAATATAGTACTGCCTACGGGGGTACATTAACTTATTCGCTTGAAAGGGGAATAAAATGGTAACACAGTTCGCAATGGATCTATTCAATGATCCTTTTTTTATTGGCTTTAACAGAGAGTTAGGCCGTCTTAATACAGCACATAAAACAAATACAGCATCATATCCTCCATATGATCTTCTTAAACTAGATGAAGATACATATCGAATTTCTATTGCAGTTGCAGGATTTAAAAAGGAAGATATTGATGTGTCAGTAGATAATGGAACCCTTATTATCAAGGGTGAGATTATAGAAGTTACAGATGCCGAAATAGTTCATAAGGGTATTGCTGGTCGTAAGTTTGTACGGTCATTTGCTCTTGGGGAGTACATGGAAGTTACTGGGGCTGAAATGAAGGATGGTATGCTACATATTAATGTTGATCGTATTATTCCTGAAGATAAGAAGCCAAAAGTAATTGACATTGCTTAATCTATAGGCTATAATAGTATTAGAGACAAAATCTCTATCCTCCTGAGCATGAGGATAAACTGCTCATCTAATATTAGGAGATAAGCATGGCAATCAAAGGATCACTTGAATCAATTATTGAAGTTGCAAAAAAAGAAATTGGTACAATCGAAGAAGGCGATAATTTAACAAAATACGGCGCATGGGCAAAAGCACAAGGATTACCATGGTGCCAGTCATTTGTTTCATGGTGTGCATTTACATCAGGACTAGATCCAAAAAAGTATCCGAAGACTGCATCAACCGTTGCAGCATCAGATTGGTTTAAGAAAACTCAACGCTGGGCAGATGCTCGTAATGATGATCCAACTCCAGGAGATTGGATTTTTTTTGATTTTCCAGATGATGGAGTAAATCGTATTTCTCATGTTGGTCTTTGCATTAAGAACAATGGCAATGGAACTATTCAGGTTATTGAAGGAAATACTTCAGGAACAAATAAGGGAGACCAAAGAAATGGCGGAATGTGCGTAGAAAAAACTCGTGCTTATGTAAAAGATAATGCTAAAAATTTAATGAATGCTGTAGTTGGTTGGGGTAGACCAGTTTATACTGGAGAAGAAAATCTATCTTTGCTTTCTAGAGTTGAGTCTAGGGATGTAAAAACAACAATAAAAAAGCCAAAGGTTGTAGATCCTAAAGAAAATGCTACAAAAGTTATAAAGAAAACAACACATGTTTCTGTTCAAAAAAAGGTTAAAGATCCTATAAAAAAGAACTTTACTAACATGAAAATAGATAGCCGTGGAGAACATATTAAAATAGTACAAGAAAAATTAGGCTTGTTTGGTGATGGAGTTTTTGGAGAAAAAACTTTGTCAGCAGTAAAAGAATTTCAAAAATTAAATAATTTACCTGCTACAGGAATAGTAGATTACAATCTCTATCAACTTATTAAAAAGAAGGAAAAAAATGGAATCAACTAAAAGAACATTACTTAAAACAGTAAGTTGGGAAACTTTCCACCTTGTAGGTGTTGCTGGTGTAATCTATTTATTTACTGGTGAATGGGAGTATGCTAGTCTTGGTGCCCTTATTTATATTGGCTGGGAAGCACTTGGTTACTTCTTGCATGAAAGAGTCTGGGCTAAGTTTGGAAATAAAGTAAAGTAGTATAATGATTTTAATAAATAAAATAGATTTTATATCAATAGAAGATATTAAATCTAACTCTGATAAATATAAAAATATTTATCTTAAAGATAAAATTATTGTATTTAAAAATGCAAACTTAAATAAAGATCAACAAACAGAACTTATGATATTTTTTGGAGATCTACTAGGTTGGTTTCCTAATTCAATAGATTCATCTTCTTCAGATTATACAGAAGATCATCATAAGCATATGGTTGGTAATAAATATGCAAGTAAAGACCAACTAATGCTAAATTGGCATACCGAGCATGCTCAAAATGAAGATGATCCTCACTATGGAGCAACATGGAGAATGGAAAAGTTTGAATGCCCTGAAGATTCTGGACATACATATTTTGTAGATATGACAAAAATGTTTCAAGAACTAAAAACAGAAGATCAAGATTTTCTTTCTAGATGCACAACTATACTTGATGCAATAGAATTTAAATATGATACAGGAGAAAAAAAAGAAGTACGAACAATTAAAGAATTTAGTGTTATACAAAATCATCCAATTACAAATGAAAAAACAATTAGACTATTACTATTTGCATACGATTCAAAACTAAATAATTTATCTAAAATTGATGGCCGAGTGCCAAATCAAGAAGAAAAAGATAAATATAGAGAATTAATTTCTTGGATTTGTAAAGAGGTCTGGACAAATACAGACATAAGAATGGTTCTTAAATGGAATGAAGGAGATTTTGCAGTTCCAGATCTATATAAACTTGCACATGCAGTAAGCGGAGGTTTTGTTGAAAATCAAAGAACACTGTCGGGGCAATTTGGGAAAGCAAAACCATGGAAAAGGAGAGTAAATGATGGCAAAGTATGAATATGACTGCATGCCATGTGCACAACGGTATGTAAAAGAACGATCCATAAAGGAAAATGATCCTGGCTATTTTTGTGAAACTTGTAATACATCCTTAGTTCGTGTATACTCTAATGTAGGAGCAGTTTTTAATGGGAATGGCTTTTATAGCACCGATAATAGAAAGAAGTAGAGTATACTATGAATACAATGGTTACTGAAGAGATTGTAGAAAAAGAGTGGGTACTTAAAGCAACAGATCGTTGCGACTCTTGTGCAGCAGAAGCCCTTGTAAAAGTTTCAGGTTTAACTGGAGACTTAATGTTCTGTGGTCACCATTATAACAAGATTATGGATAATCAAGAAACCTATAAAAAAATGATGGCTTTTATGATTACAATTATTGATGAACGAGATAAACTTATTGAAAATAAAGCAAAAGGTAAGGACTACTAATGTATGAATACTATGTAAGAAAAGTAGAAAATGTTGTAGATGGAGATACCATTGATGTTCTCATTGATTTAGGGTTTGATATCCTATTTGCATCTCGTGTAAGATTGGCTGGTATTGATACCCCTGAGTCTCGTACAAAGGATCTTGCTGAGAAGGCTCTTGGTCTAGAAGCCAAGGAGTATCTAAAGAAGTCTCTCAAGGATGCTAAGTCTGTCATTATTAAAACCGAAAAGATGGACTCTTCTGAAAAATATGGTCGAATTCTTGGTTGGGTATATGTTAATGGAGATACAGAATCTTTGAATGATAAGATGATCAATGATGGCTATGCTTGGGGATACCTTGGAGATACCAAGGTAAAAGATTTTGATGCTCTTAAAAAGGCTAGAACAAAATCAGGTAAATGAACCACATATTTTATTTTACTGCTGACTGGTGTAATCCATGCAAGAGAACAAAACCTATTGTTGAAGAACTTAATCGTGAGTCAGCAGATGTAAGGTTTCAGATGATTGATGTTGATACTGAGGGTGAATTAGTTAGAAAATTTGAGATCAAATCTGTTCCAACATTTGTAGTAATTAAAGATGGGCAAGAGATTAAAAGAGCAACTGGTGCACAAACAAAAGAACAACTAGAAGAATTGATGAAATATGATGGATGAAGAAGACCTTTTAATAGAGGGGTTGGTAATCTCTGGTGCGCTTGAGATTGCGGGTATAGATAAAAATACTGGCCAACCTTTATATGCTATGACTAAAAAAATGAAAGAAGTTATGCCAGAACTCTATGAAGACCATATAAATACAACTAATAAGTCTATTATGGAACTATGGGAGAAGGGGTTTGTAGATATGAATTTGTTGGAAAAAGATCCAATAATAACTCCAAATACAAAAGCCTATGACTTATATGAGATTTCTAAACTTACGCCAGAAGAGGTTTGGACTTTAGACGAGATTAAGCGTTTAACTATGTCAAACCCTGATATAATGTAACTATGGCTATTATTAAAGAAGGCGATTTTGTGATGGGCATGACCACTGAAGGAATGGTTCATGGTATGGTAGAACATATTATGATTGAAGGTGGAACCTATGGAGTTCCTGGAACAGAGTATGCTATTGAATCAATGCCTCCAGAGAATCCAGCGATGGCTGTTAGAATTTACAAAGAAGAAGATGGTGGTTGGGAACCAACGCCATATAGCATTGGTATGATGTACAAAGATGCAAAATTATTTGACATGCAAAACCAATCAACAGAAGATGAGGATGAAGAGGAATCAAACATGGACGCTTATGATAATTCTATAGGTAAAGCAAAAAAGCCTAACTATGCAGGAATGATTAAACCAAGAAGGGGTGGAAGCACTCCATCAAATCCAAAATTATATGCAAGAGTAGTTCAAGCAGCAAAAGATAAGTTTGAAGTTTATCCATCTGCAGTTGCAAATTCTTGGGTAGTTCAAGAATACAAGCGTCGTGGTGGTACATACAAGTCTGATGAAGCATCTACAACAAAAAGTCTTTGGAATGGTTCTTTTGATCCGAAGGGATTAATAAAGTAATGCCAAAGAAAAAAGCAGGAGCATTTAATTCAACACAAATTAAAGATGGAAAAATTGTTCGCATGAATAAAAACGGAACAGTTAAATCAACATTGGGGGACTATCTTGTTAAGCATAAAAAGGTTGATAAGTAATGGCAGATACATACACTCCAACTTCTGGAATGAAGGCTGCTGCTAAGCGTGCTTTAAAATGGAAAGAAGATGGCAAGGCAACTGGTGCAGGAACTCCTGTAGGTTGGGGTAGAGCAACAGATATTGTAAATGGATCTGCTATGTCTCTTAGTACTGTTAAAAGAATGTTTTCATTTTTCTCTCGTCATGAAGTAGACAAAAAAGGTAAAGGGTTTTATGATGGTCCAGAATTTCCTTCTAATGGCAGAATCATGTGGGATGCTTGGGGTGGAGATGCAGGATTTTCATGGAGTCGAGCAATAGTAGAACGAGAAAAAAAGAAAACGCATGAACTTTGGGCAGATAGCCCATTTAACTTAAGAAAAGGGTAGCAAATGGAAAATTTAAGCAGCAAAGATATGATGGAGTTAGTTACATTCTATAAGCAAAAAGCAACTGATACAGAATTTGGTTTGTTGCAAACACAACTCAAGGTTAATCAATCAGTGCCAATTATAGAAGAATTAAGAAATATTGTAAAGATTCATGAAGCAACTATTAAAACTTTACAAGAGGAGAAACAGTCTCTTGAGGCTCAGGTTGCAGATCTTCTAAACCCAAAACCAAAACCAAGAAAGCCTAGATCATAGGAAAGGCCATAGATGCTATATGTCATTACCTTTGGCTTGACAATAGTTGGCTCTTGGGCTATAATTAGAATAACAACTAAATATAGGAACAAACAATTTAATAAAATTTTATATAAGCAAAGTGATTTGCATAATATAATGAAACATTTTTTTTCTCAAACATTATTAAGTGATAAAAAAATTTACTCACAATTAAATAAATATAAAGAAGATAAAATGGTAAAAGTTATTATTATACAAGATAAGGCATATTGGGTATCAAACAATAAGTTCTATATTGCTGATGCTGTAGAGGGCAATCCTATACAGGAAACAGCAAAAGAATTAGATACACAAACAATGTCAGACAAAGAAGTTAAGAAAATGCTATTTATATTAGATAGCCTAAATAATGGAGAGATTAATGATCGTGGCAGTACAGGGAACGAAAGACTTTAATGATTACAATGTTTTCATTCGTGCCATGGGAGTTGCTATGTCTGGAATGCAAGAAGAAGATAAAGAATTTATTATCTATTCTGTAGGCCCTACAAGAGTTAACTCAATGGCTTCTGAGTTCACTAATCTTTCTGAAAGAGGGATGAAAGCCAGAGGAAAAAAGATTAAATTTTATAAGACTCCTTCTTCTTGGGTAGAAGAAAATATGTCTTATGTAAACTACTTTGCTTTTTTAAGTGATGCTAATAAATCACAATCAAACTTAGTAAGTGTTGCAGAATCAAATAATGTTGAAATCGGAATTTTTAGGTATTAAGGGGAGATTGTGCTAATTACAAAATTAGAAACAATGGAAAAGATTGTTGCAAAGAATAACAATTTAAAGTGGGTAGGTTGGGATGTTCTAGAACTCAAGAGATCTAATCTTGGCAGAACAGACGTAAATGGTATTTGTATTGAAGGACAATGGTACATTAAAAAAGATATCACACTTACTGACAAGGGTTGGGAAATATCAAACAAGTATAGGATGTAGCCTAATGAAGCAGCACCTATGGAAAGATGATGCTCCATGTAAAGATTTAGATACAAACATATTTTTTGATAAATATGAAGAAGAAACTGATAGTAGATTGATGGCTGATGCACTATGTATGTCTTGTCCATTATCTTCAAAATGCTTTGCAGTAGGAGTATCTAGTAAAGAGTGGGGCGTATGGGGAGGGGTTTATCTTGAAGATGGAAAGCCTTCTAGAGAATTTAATAACCATAAAACTAAGGCTGACTGGGCAGATACCTGGCAAACCTTAACAAACGAAAGAGAATAAAATGATAATTCAAATCATAGGACTACCAGGATCTGGTAAAACTGAATTGGCAAAGGCATTAAAAGAACGCATTAATGCCATACACCTTAACGCAGATGAAGTTCGTGCAACAGTTAATTCTGATTTAGGATTTACTGCAGAAGATAGACTTGAACAGTCTCGCCGTATGGGTGAGATGGCAAGGCTTATATCTAAACAAGGAGTTGCTCCAGTTATTGTTGACTTTGTTTGTCCAACAGATCTAACTCGTGCAGCGTTTGGAAAACCAGACATATTTATTTATATGGATACAATTAAAGAAGGTCGTTTTGAAGACACAAATAAAATGTTTGAAGAGCCTAATAAATATGATTGGTCTTTTTTAAATCACACATTAAGTCCAGATGAAAAGGCTTCTGTAATTATTGAAGAGTTTGGCCTACACGATTGGTCTGCACCTACAACTTTGATGCTTGGTCGCTATCAGCCATGGCATGAAGGCCACCATGCTCTTTATGTGGAGGCTGGTAAGCGTACAGATCAGGTACTTCTTGGAGTTCGTAATACATATAACACAAGTGAAAAGGATCCGCTTAAGTTTGATCAGGTAAAAGAATATATTGCCAAAGATGAATTTATGGATGGTGCATTAGTATTAAGATTACCTAACATTACTAATATTGTATATGGTCGTGATGTAGGGTATAAGATTGAACAAGTAGATTTGGGGGCAGACATTCATGCTATTTCGGCTACTCAGAAGCGTAAAGAACTCAATATCTAAGTTTCTAGATTACATAGCAATTGGTGGTGGACATTGAAAGTTACAAAGGCCAGATCTTTTGTAAAGGCTTTAAGTTATAGAGTTTGGGGCACCCTGTCATCATTTGTTGTTGCTTATGTTATTACTAAAAATGCTACTCTTTCAGGGGCTATTGCTTTTTGGGAAACGGTAGTTAAAATATTTATATATTATGCACATGAGCGTGGTTGGAACTATATACAATGGGGTAGAAAATAATGTATACAGATTCTATGCGTAGAGCATTTCATGCAGTGCAACCCCCAAAAGGGTTTGGCGTTAATCTAATTGACAATGAGCACTTTCTTACGATAAAATTAGATGAAAAACATTTTGCTGGATTAGTTCATGATGAGAAGATCGCAGCACTTCAGTATGTAGTACAATTAAAGAAAGCGTTAGAGCAAGAGGGGGCAATAGTGTTAGTAACAAGAGAGGCACTTAAGTGATGAAATCTTTTCTTTTATCTATAAGATGTAAGATAACCAAGCATAACTACATAGGTAGTGGGTCTTGTCCTTTTACTGGAAAAACATACAATGTTTGTGAAAAATGTTGGAACACGGTAGAAGCATGAAATACAATGTAATAATCATGGTCTTATCTACACTATCAGTTTGTTTTATTGTTGCATATTCCCTGCTTTTAAAAAAATTTATTGATATAAAAGGTAAAGCAACTAAATTACTTTTTGATAACTTTACATTAGAAAAAATAATAGAATTACAAAGTGATGAAGATTTAAAATCAGATCAAAGCGTTCATAAAGAAAACTTTCTTAAATTTATTAGTGAGTCCAGAGACTGGGCATTTGATTATATTGAAGAAGTTCAAAAAGGTATCTTAAAGTTTGTTGATGATATAGATTCTCATATTGAGTATTTTGATACATATAGTGATGTTATTTCTGTAGAAAGACCAGACTATGCAGCCATGAAACAAATATCTAAGTCGTACAAAGAGTTAAAAAAACTACTACCAAAGGAAGAAAACAAGTGAAAGATATTATACTATCAATACTAACAGGGTTTGGTTGTGGAATTGCATTTGCAGCGCTTAAACTTCCAGTGCCAGCCCCACCAGTATTTTCAGGAGTCGCTGGTATTATCGGGCTTTGGGCGGGTTATGTTATTTTAAGCAAGTATATGGGATAATAGGTTATGGAATTCTATTACTTTGGTGGAAATACTCGCAACTCTTTAATAAGGTTATTAGATGCAAGTAATTTTTCTGGAGTAATGTTTACATATGATGCCACTCGTGGAGATATGTTTACTCTAATTGCAAGAGATATGAGAAATACCGAAAAAATTAAATATTTAGTTGCAATAAGACCACACACTATTTCTCCTCAATATCTTTGTATGATAAAAGATTCAATTAATTCAATAATACCAAATAGAATACAGATAAATCTTATATCTGGTCATATTAAAGAACATGAAAAAAATTATGGTGGAGTGCTAGGAGATGTTAGTGATTTATCAAATCATATGGACAGGTCAAACTATTTAATTGAATATATAAAAGAATTAAATAAAATGGACGGGAATAAAGATTATCCTAATTTTTTTACAAAAATTCCTAATACGCCATTAGATTATTATGTATCAACAACTAACCAATACACACTAGATCTAGCACATAAATATGATCATAAAATTATTTTACCCTATAGAGATTATAAAAATATGTTTTGGACCTTAACTGATTTAAATAAGAATAACATATTGGATAAAAATGGTAACTCACTAATGGATACTCCAATTGATTTAAAAAATTTAAAAGTTATGATTTCTCTATCCCCAGTTATTAGAGAAACTCATGAAGAGTTAGATTTATTAGATAAAAGCAAAGATTCATATGATACAGAATATTTTACATATGAAGAATTTGAATCTTTTATAAAAAAAGTTAAAAAAGAAAATATAACTCAATTGTTATTAGGTGCAAACACACCAGAAAATCAAAAAAGAGTTATAAAATTTGTAGAAAACTACACAGTATTAAATGCAACTAAGCCATAGTTGTATTTATAATAAAGATAAAAATATCCTAGGAGGAATAAAATGAATAAGAAACAACTAGAAGCACTACTAGCATCATATGGTCGCTCAGTGCTTGCATCAGGTCTAGCGCTATACATGGCGGGAGTTACAGATCCAAAGGATCTATGGACAGCACTAGTTGCTGCAATCGCTCCAGTAGCAATTAGAGCAATCAATCCTAACGACAAGGCTTTTGGTGTATTGCCAGATGCTAAGGAAGTAGATAAGGCTCTCAAGACTGCTAAGGCACCTGTAAAAAAGAAGGCAGCAGCAAAGAAGGCAGTAAAGAAGTAATCTTATTACTTATAAGAAGGCCAGTCTAGGGATAGGCTGGCTTTTTTATTTACTCACTAATAATGTTTATATATTTTTCTTTTAATTTATTTACCGAAAAGTTATCTAATCCTATTTGTAATGCCAATTCTTTTTGTTGAGTCTTATTATTAATAAAATAGTTATCAATTCTTTCTCCAAGTTTTTTAGGATTTATATCATAAACATCAACCATAGACTTGGTTCTAAATAGGTCTATCTTGCTAGATTCTACTAACCACTCTTCTGAGAGAATTGCATTGTTTGGAGATATGTTTGTCATAAAAACTGGCAAAGCACTCATCAAAGCCTCATTCATGGGTAAACAAAGTCCAGCATATCTTCTAGGCAAAACCATAGCATCAAAGCCTACATACATGTCTTGTCTATCTTTTGGATTACCAATTTCAATCTTTACCCTTGGATCTTTACAAATAGTATTTATTGGGGTCTGTGATTTAATGACGAGTTCGTAATCTTCTTTAGAATACTTGAGCATTTCAAAAATGCTTTCTGTTCCATTTCTATCTTTTGCAGCCTTCTTGCCAGCAATATGAAGTATTCTTTTATGGTCTTTTGAAAGATTAATTTCTCTTGCTTCATTAAATAAAGAATGATCTGTAGGTGGCGGTAGATACAAAACTTTTGACCGCTTACCAAATTTATTAACAACTACATCTAAATTCCATATACTAGGAGATAGCAATACATCTGGAAGTGACCATTCTGGGTGTGCCAAGTTTCCAAACAACTCATAGTTGTACTGCAAGATAGTTTTAATTCCTCTGCTTCTAGCAAGATCAACTAACTCTACATGGTAAAAGGTTTCACAACTAATAACAACATCTAAATCATTTAAAAATAAGGCAATCTCTCTTGTTGTTGGCATACCTTTAGCAGTTTTTATAACATCGTAGTCTTTATACCATTCAGGGTGCTGCTTATTTTCATTAAAAAAATGAGAGTCAATAAGCAATATTTTATCAGGATTAAGCATCTTGACAAGTTCTCTTGTTTGATTACCAAGACCAGTGTTATCAGATCTTGCAATGATTCCTAGTCTCATTCTGTATATCCCCAGGCATCATCATCTTTAGTAAACTTTTGGGTACCCTCACGACCATCTAAATGATAGGAGCGCTTTATGTTACCTTCTGGATGATAGATCCAAAGTTTATGCATATCCCAACCTGCTTGATTAAATTCATCATAAGGTAAAATATCATCTTGAATCTTGCCGTGAAGTCTATCTTCAATAAAAGTTTGCTCATCTGAAAAAGGAAGAACAATATCTTTATAATATTTAACGGTACTTAAATGAGGGCGCTGACTCCACTGACAAGTTCTCATAAAACCATCTTCAAGACCAAACATTAAATGCCCATGCTCTTCTGGGATTACTGCTTCAAAATGAAACCTAATAGTATTAGCCTTTTTGTACTCTAGCATATCTAAACACTTTTGCCAATCAATCTCACAGTCTGGGGTTATTGGTGCATCCCCTTCAACATAAAGCATTGCTGCCGTTTGTATTAAACTAATAGTCTTTTTCATCATAGTTGTTTGATGACAATATTCATCAAAAATTATTGGCAAAACATTTTTCCATTCATGCAAACATTTCCACAAAATTTTATTTTTATATTCATCATAGTCTGCTTTGCGATATAAGCGTTCTTCACGCAATCCATCCATTTGTAAAATAATTTCGTTGTTAGGAAAATGTGCTCTGATCGT